TGTTTATTATAGCAGTGTTTATAATGGGCATGATAGGTTTAGGAATTGAATTGTATACAGGAAGGCTGCCATTATGAAACTAAGATATTCAGAAGCATTCTATAGTGTGCAAGGCGAAGGCAAATTTGTAGGAGTACCTAGTGTATTCTTACGCACATTTGGTTGTAACTTCCGCTGTATGAACTTTGGACTAGGAAGAGATGAACCTAGTCGTGCAGTAAAAACACAAAATAAAATCAGACACAATCCTGAAGTTGCAGAACTAATTGCAAAGGATGTGCATAATACAACAGAAAAGTTTGAAGACTTGCCCATTATTCATACAGGCTGTGACACATATGCAAGTATCTATCCAGAATTTAAAGACTTCAACAAACTAGCAGAAGTAGACGAAGTTGTAGATCATTTGATTAGTTTGCTGCCAGAAGGCAAATGGACACAAGACAACGGGCAAGATATACATCTAATTCTTACAGGCGGTGAGCCATTACTTGCTTGGCAACGACTTTATGTAGAGTTGTTTGAACATCCTAAAATGAAGGACTTAAAAAATGTCACGTTTGAAACAAATAGCACACAATTTTTACACGACGATCTTAGAAACTATATCAATGCTACGAGCAGAATTAAATGGACTTTCTCATGTTCGCCTAAGCTCTCCGTTAGTGGAGAATCTTGGGAGGACGCTATCCGACCTGCTGTTGTTAGTGATTATTTTAGTCTTCGGAATTCTTCAGTCTATCTCAAATTTGTTGTTGCTGACAGTACAGATATTGATGAAGCCGGTAGGGCTGTTGATGCATATCGCAAAAACGGCATCGAGTGTCCAGTATATCTTATGCCGCTTGGAGGACGTTCTGAAGAGTATACGCTTAACGTACAAGAGGTGGCGAACGAATGTATGGCGAGAGGATGGCGTTTCACACCAAGATTACACATCAGCTTATTCGGAAATGCCTGGGGCACCTAAACAAAAATATAAAAATGAGCAGCATGAACGTGCTATGACTGCTCCTATAAATGCAAAAAAAGATGTTGAAAATCCTGAAGATCTTGCAAATAGGTTAAAAGAAAAAGGTTTAATATGAAAAAATTTATAAAAGATATTACTGGTATCAGTAAGAGAGAAAAAGAACTAGAAGAGCAGGAAATGGCTCTTCTTAAAAAGAAAGATCCTAAGGAATATGCTACTAGACGCAAAGAGCCTTGGGTAAATGTACTTGATGTTAAAGTAAACGAAGACAATGTTCGCAACGGATTCTTTGAGCTAGACTGGAACAAATACTTTATTCTACAACTTATTGAAGCAGGTTATGGTGTTGAAAATGATCCAGAAGAAGAAATTGTAGATCGTTGGTTCCGTGACATTGTGTATAATATGTTGCAAGAAGAAGGTATGGATACCGATAGGGGAGCAGGATACATCAATGTTGTACCATTAGACAAAGGAAAGAGTGAGGTTTCTTAATGTTGAAATATTTTAGTAGCAAGCATCCTACAAATGAATTTGCACCTACATGGCATATTCCTATGTATAATGAATTATTTAATTTCCAAGAATGCGGAGTTATACATGACTGGCTATTAGATAATAAAGACGAATTTTTGAAATACCCTGTGAATCCTGTAGGAGATACAGGATTAGCAGATAGTACAATTACTGCTAGGTTAGGCTCTTACAATTTATTTAACTATCGCGATCAGTGTGAATCTTTACAAACCCTATATAATTATTTACAAGCGTTGTATCTAGATTTTGTAACTAAAAAAGGTGCAGCGGTAAGAAATTGTAATATTATAGGATGGTTTAATATTTTAGAAAAAGGTGATAAAATAAAACCACATCATCATGGCGCAACCGCAGATACATATATAAGCGGAAATATGCATCTTAAGGATTATGATAGTTATACTTTATATGTTAGTCCATATGATAATCAAGTTGTATATCCCGATCCTAACAAAATGGGCAATGTGACACTTTTTCCAACATATTTAGAACACTGTACAACAGAGCATACGCAAGACGAACCAAGAGTAAGCATAGCATTTGATATCGTTTTACACAGAGAAGACGAAAACGGATTGTGTATACCTTTTATAAACGAAGATATATTGAAGAATATAACGGAAGAGAATGAATATGCTCGATGACTTAATGGTACAACAACAAGTAGAGTCAAAATGGCAGCATATGGTAGGAGTGATTTGTTTGAATCAAACAAATCGTAAACAAGTAAAAAGAGTTTTACCAGTCTTGTTCAGCGTGGCTCCAACACCTGTACATTTTTTAAACACAACAGAAAAAACTATAAAAAATATTATTCAACCACTAGGTATGTTGAATATTCGTTATAACCGTTTGAAACGTATGACAAAAGATTTCTTGACATGGGACGAGGAAGATGCTACAATGTTATATGGAATTGGGAAATACGGCAGTGACAGTTATCGCTTATTTTATAAAAATGAGATACCTGAAAATGTTGGAGACCATGAATTGAAACGTTATATAGACGAGGAACTAAATGGCAACTTATGTACTAGTTGATACTGCTAATACTTTCTTTAGAGCACGACACGTAGTACGTGGCGACTTAGATACTAAAGTAGGTATGGCACTACACATTACTCTTAACAGTGTAAAAAAAGCTTGGACAGACTTTAACGCAGATCATGTTGTGTTTTGTTTAGAAGGCCGCAGTTGGCGTAAAGATTATTACGAGCCATACAAGCGCAATCGTCAAGAAACTCGTGATGCAATGACTCCTGCACAGCAAGAAGAAGATACTGTGTTTTGGCAAATCTTTGACGAGTTTAAAGATTTCATCGGCGAAAAGACTAACTGTACAATGATACGTCATCCGCAACTAGAAGCAGACGATCTTATTGCAGGTTGGGTACAAGCACATCCCAATGACAATCACGTTATCATTTCTACTGACGGCGACTTTGCACAACTTATTGCACCTAACGTAAAACAATACAACGGTGTGAGTAATACTACAATTACACATGAAGGTTACTTTGATGACAAAGGCAAAGAAGTAATTGACAAGAAAACTAAAGAGCCTAAAGGTGCACCTAACCCGCAATGGATGCTATTTGAGAAATGTATGCGTGGTGATACAAGTGATAATGTGTTTAGTGCATATCCAGGCGTTCGCAAGAAAGGTACAAAAAACAAGGTAGGATTACTTGAAGCATTTGAAGACAAAGATACAAAAGGTTTTAATTGGAATAATCTTATGCTACAGCGTTGGGTTGATCATAATGATATTGAGCACCGTGTTCTGGACGACTACAACCGCAATGTAACACTATGTGATTTGACTGCGCAACCTGCAGATATTAGAGAGATAATTAATACTACTATTGCAGAAGTAGAACCAAAGAATATATCACAAGTAGGTATGCGTCTTATGAAATTTTGTGCTAAGTGGGATATGCAACGTATTGCAGACCAGGCAGCATCTTTTGCAGAACCATTACAAGCGAGGTACCCTAAATGACTATAAAAGCAAAAACAATTCTAAAAGATAAATTTTGGATCGTAGAAGACGAAGGCACACGTTTAGGAACACTAAGCTGGGATGATGAACGTTACATGTTTTCAGAGCCATCTGGAACCTGCTTCTTTAACAACAAACGGCAGATGTCAAAAAAGTTTGGCAGTGATATAATTTTTGTAGGCATTGAAAAAGAAGAAACACAGAAAGAAGTTGAATATATTGTTCATGGTTTCCCTACAAGTGTATGTCCATACAATTCTATGTATGATGTAAAACGTAAATTGCCGTTGTTTACCAAAAGCGAAAAGTCTAAAAGCAACTATTGTGCAGGATATTATATTATTAAATTTGACAAAGGTTGGGTTAAAAGTTTTTGTCCTAAACAAATTACAGTAGAACGTTACGATTACAAAGGTCCTTTTAAGACTGAAATTGAAATGCGTCAGGAGCTTAGCCTTGCCAACCGTTGAACCTTTAAACACTATTCCACTACAACAGTTTATTACACAAGTGAAAAGTGCTGAAAATAGTAGAGCCAAAGAAGTTAAGCTGGATATAAACACAGCTAAAAATCTTGCTTTTACTATTGGTATTGTAATGAGTAGACTACAAGGCGATCTAGAAAAACTTGTTTCCGAATCAAATACTAACTCAGATGAAGTAATTAACATTACAATGGACGGCAGTGGTTTTGAATAAACTGCTCATATAACTCTAAAAGAGATAAATATATACGTAGTTAATAGGATACGTATATATGAGTAGACCAAAGCCAAATATTCTTCTTGAGAAGGTAAACAGTAAAACATATAGAAGCGAACAAGTTTTACAAGCAGAAGCCATTTGGGCTGTATTTTATCAAGATGCACCCTTCAATTTAAAAAGCTCTAATGCTCTTACAAATTATCCTGGTCCAAAATATAAAAAGACTAGTTTTTCAAATCCTGGGCATGCACATAATCTAGCTAAAAAATTAAATGACATGTTCAACACAGACGAATTTGTTGTTTACAAACTCACAACAGGTGAAAAAGTTGAAGAATGAGTTGGAAAGAAGCATATACAAAAATATTTTTGAAAGAACTAGGACAATCTACTAGTGAAGCAAATATAAAAACGTATATGCCCCTCTGGTGGCAAAACACAAGAAATAAAGGCAAAGGTGGTTTACGTCTTACAGAAGAAGGTTTCAATGTATTAAAAAAAATCGATCTTGCTATATATGATATCCCTTATCCAAAAGAAATGCCACTTACTACACAAGTAATTATTTTTTTAGATCAATTCATAGACTGTCCTTATTATCTCACTAATAGAAGTATTAGTGTAACAAATGAAAAAAAGGCTGTTGAACTTACATTGTTTAGTGGTGATCTTAGAAAGTATGGGTTAGTCAAAGCGATGAAAAGGCAATCTAAAGAATGAGCGTATATAACGAATGGGATCAATTGAAAACAGTTGTTGTAGGAGTAGCAGATGGAGCAAAAATTCCTACAATGTCAAAAAGTTTACGCACTGTAAATTATGCAGACAAAAAGGATGTGTCTAATATAAAAATAGGCAATTATCCTAACCAAGTCATACAAGAAGCAAATGAAGATTTAGAAATATTATCAAGTTTTTTAAAAAATTTAAACATCAAAGTTGTCCGCCCAACTGTTACACAAGAAGTTGAATATTATAATTACTGTCCTAGAGATACAGTATTTGCATACGGTGACAGAAGGCTTGCTGCTCCAATGTCTCTCGAAGCACGTAAGAACGAATGGCGATATCTTTTACCTGCTGCTGCTCCTATATCAATACACAAGTATGGAACCTATGACGAAGATATGTACAATGAACTGTGTATAGGTAATCCTGATCAATTGGCTCTTACAGAAAAACATCCTATGTTTGACGCTGCAAATATTATCCGTGCAAACAACGATCTTTTGTACCTGGTTAGTAATACAGGCAACAAAGCAGGTGCACAAATGTTACAAGAATGGCTTAATAGAGAACATTCAGATGTACATGTCCATACACTAGAAGGTATATACAGCTATATTCATATAGATAGTACTATTGCGTTTTTGAGAGATGGCTTAATGCTATTAAATCCTGAAAGAATAAAATCAAAAGATCAGCTTCCGTTACCTTTCAGTAAATGGGAAGCAATTTGGTGCCCGGAGCCTACTGACATAGGACATTTTCCAGATTACTGTAATGCAAGTAAATGGATAAACATGAACTTGTTTAGCATAAATCCTAATTTAGTTGTGTTAGAGGAAAATCAGCACACACTTAGGAAAGAATTAGAAAAATATAATATAGAATGTGCAATGCTTCCTATGCGTCATCAAAGAACACTAGGCGGTGGATTTCATTGTGTAACATTGGATTTAGAGCGTGACATACACTAAAGGACATATATCTGCAAATTGGAGTGATGCTTATAAATCATTTCCTTATGTTAGGCAGCCGATTAAAGATTCAGAAATACAGGAATGGCGTAGCCAAGGATATACTCATGACTCTTTTTCGGGAGTAATGTACAGTCAATCAAATCAAGAAAATCAAATGCCAGAGTGGGTATACAATATATCAAATAAACTAAAACTTAAAAATCCAGGATTTGTATTTTATAAAATGTGTACACTAGAAATTATGCCTGTACACTCAGATCACTTTGAAACTTACTGTCGTATATTTAATCTGTATCGTGATGAAGTTTATAGAGCAATTGTTTTTTTAGAAGATTGGCAATCCGGACATTATTTTGAAATTGATAATATAGGAGTTGTAAATTGGTGTGCAGGAGATTACTACTTATGGAGCGGAGATACTCCTCACGCTGCAAGTAATATAGGAATATTGCCGAGATACACTCTACAAATAACAGGGACTAAATGATGCCTAATTTTATGGATAAGGTATATTATTTTAACTTTCCTTTTAAAATGAGGTCAAACAATAAGCTGTTAGGTAGGACAGCAAAATTATCATTGCCAAGTAAAGGTCCATATATCATTTCTACAGCACATAACAAATTAAATTTAGATGATTTGTTATCACATAGTAAGCTAAAAAAACTTTCAAGTACAGGACTTGACATATATCTATTTGAAGTTTTATCAACTTATAAATTAGTCGATGGACAAAAAGAGTGTAATAGATCATTTTATACAGAAACATTATATAACGAAGATGAACATAATAAATTATATAGTCATGAATTTGATGTCATACAACACCTTGCAGAAAGACTGGGTATTATTATAAATGTCTACACATGTGAAAGAAATGCTAGTCAGTTTTTTGGTTACAAATATAAAAATTTAAATATTTTTTGTTTTGACATATTTCTACAAACAATTATGAATACAAAAAAAGGAATACCGCCAAACAACTTAGGTATTACAAAGAAGTTTTGGTGTGCAAATTGGAGATATACTCTTGCAAGACATGCTGTTATGAGCTATTTGGCAAATAAAGACGGTAACTACAGCTGGCATTTCACAACACCAGAAATTGACGGCATTGACGTAGAAGAAAAATATCTAAGTGTGTTACACGAAGGTAACAAAGTACTTAATAAAGAAAAATTCTATTTAGATCAGACGGCAACTAAAACTAATGTATCGAACGATCACAGCGTTTACTATCCTAAAAATAAAAAATCTATGACAACAAAATATAATCCTGTTTTTTATGATTCGCTTGTTTCTTGCTTTGTAGGTATAATTACTGAAACTAGATTTGGACAACCACAAGCAAATTTTAGTGAAAAAGCATTACATCCTATCCGTTGTAGAAGACCTTTTGTGATAGTTGCACCACCTTTTACGCTACAGTATTTGAAAGAATTAGGATTCAAAACATTCGATAAATGGTGGGACGAAAGTTATGATTTAGAAACAGATCATTTCAAAAGGTTAGAAAAAATTTACGATCTAATAGATTATATTGACACATTAAATATAGAAGAAATGAAAGAAATACACCGAGAAATGGCAGATATTTTTGACCATAATTTACAAACTGTTGATTTCTATAGAAAAAATAATTTTCCTATTTTAAATTAATGGTTGACTTTATCTGTAATGATGTTATTATATATACATAGTTAGAAATTAGCACTGATAACACAAGAGGGAATACTTTCATGGATACTGCAACTCGTACAGTAACACCAAACAGCGCAAAAGCAAGCATTAGACATGCTCTTAAAAAGAAGCGTCCTATCTTCCTTTGGGGACCTCCAGGTATTGGTAAGTCCGATATTGTAAAGCAAATTACAGATGGACTTCCAAATTCACATTTGATCGATGTTCGTTTGAGTCTATGGGAACCTACTGATATCAAAGGCATTCCGTTTTTTGATAGCAATGCAGGTACAATGGCTTGGGCTCCTCCAAGTGAACTACCGTCAGATGAGTTTGCGGCACAGTATGATAACATTGTTCTTTTCTTAGACGAAATGAACTCTGCGGCACCTGCTGTACAGGCAGCGGCTTATCAACTTATTCTTAACCGTAAGGTTGGTACCTACAAACTGCCTGACAATGTGCTTATTGTTGCGGCAGGCAATCGCGACGCAGATAAGGGTGTTACATATCGTATGCCTGCTCCGCTGGCTAACCGCTTTATTCACTTAGAAATGGTTGTGTCATTTGATGACTGGTTTGAGTGGGCTGTAGATAACAAAATACATCAGGACGTTGTAGGTTTCTTACAATTTAGCAAAAAGGACTTGTATGACTTTGATCCAAAGTCCCCTTCACGTTCTTTTGCAACACCTCGTACATGGTCGTTTGTAAGCGAATTGCTTGAAGACGACATTGACGAAAACACTACTACTGATTTAGTTAGTGGTGCAGTTGGCGAAGGTTTGGCTGTCAAATTTATGGCTCACCGCAAGGTTGCGTCGAGCATGCCTAACCCAACTGATATTCTTGCAGGAAAAGTTAAAGAGATACAGTCACAAGAAATCAGTGCTATGTATTCCTTAACTGTATCTTTGTGCTACGAACTGAAAGAAGCTGATAACAAAGGCGACAAGAAGTTTGACGAGAAAGTTAACAACTTCCTGCGATTTGCAATGGACAATTTTGATACTGAGCTAGTTGTAATGGGCATTAAGCTCGCACTAACACAGTATGCATTGCCCATTGACCCTGACGAAGTAGAATGCTTTGATGAGTTCCACGATCGTTATGGTAAGTACATTAAGGCTGCTCAAGCGGCATAATGTTGAAAAGAACGGGTTCTTTTGAGCCCGTTCTTTATTTTTCTGGTTGACAATCCTATTAAATAGTGTTATACTATATGTATAGAAAATAGCAAAGTAGAGGGTAAAATGGTACTGCAAATGTCTACAGAAAAAACTGCTAGTAAACTAAAAAACTGGCAACCTGATCCCAATATCACTCCAGAACAATTAGAAGAAATGCGTGTTGAAGTTTATGACCGCATTATTGTTGCACGAGTAGGTTTGCTACTTAGGCATCCGTTTTTTGGTAATATGGCTACACGTTTGCAAATACTGGCAGCAGACGATTGGTTACCTACTGCCGCAGTAGACGGTCGTAACCTTTACTACAACACCCAGTTCTTTAATGCAATGACAAACAAAGAAATTGAATTTGTTATTGCACATGAAATATTACATATGGTTTTTGATCACTTAGAACGTCGCGGTGATCGTAATCCTATGCTCTACAATATTGCCGCAGACTACAAAGTTAATAACTTACTTGTAAGAGATCGTATTGGCGAAAAGCCTAGCATTGTAGACTGCTTTCAAGACTTTAAATACGATGCAGACACGTCAGAAGAAATTTACGATAAACTGTTTGAGCAAGCTAAAGAAGCTGGAAAAGAGTTACAAGAACTTCTTGATCAATTAGACAAAGAAGGTGAAATGCTAGACGAGCATCTTGATTCAGAAGATGCAGATGGGGAAGCTGATGGTGACAACGGCGAGGATAAAGACTCAAATGGTCACGGCACTAGTAGCAAAAGACCAAAGTATTCTAAAGAAGAACTTAAAAAGATCAAAGACGAAATAAAAGAAAACGTTTTGTCTAGTGCACAGGCAGCCGGCGCAGGTAATACTCCAGCAGGTGTTCAACGCATGATTCAAGAGCTCACTGAGCCTAAAATGAATTGGCGAGAAATCCTGCAACAACAAATTCAATCAATAATTAAAAGTGATTATACATTTATGCGTCCTTCACGCAAAGGCTGGCATACTGGAGCAGTTCTTCCAGGTATGAACTTTGACGAAACAATTGATGTATGTGTATGCATTGATATGTCAGGCTCTATTGGTAGTGCACAAGCAAAAATATTCCTTAGCGAAGTCAAAGGTATTATGGATCAGTACAAAGACTACAAAATCAAATTGTGGTGTTTTGATACTGCTGTATATAACGAGCAAGACTTTACAGCAGATGGTGGTGAGGATTTGACAGACTACGAAGTGTATGGTGGTGGTGGCACTGACTTTATGGTTAATTGGACTTATATGAAAGAAAATGATATCCAACCTAAAAAATTAATTATGTTTACAGACGGTTATGCTTGGGATAGCTGGGGTGATCCAGATTACTGTGAAACTGTTTTCGTAATTCATTCTAACGCAGATAAAAATTTGCAATCACCATTTGGCACTAGTGTCCATTACGACGAAGCGGCATGATAAAAAATAAAACTATCAATCCATTAGATGTATTAAGGATCAGAAGGTTAGATGTGGCTCCGCCGCATTTTGAATATGTAGATATACCTTCTACATATAATCTAGAAGGATCTTTAATAAAATGGATCAATAAAAATTGTAAAAAGAGATTTTACGTAGGCAAACGCCTTACGGTAAATTCTAAAAAAGAAAAAGGTATTTGTATATCTGTTGGATTTGAAGATAACAAGGAAATGAGTTATTTCATGTTAGCTTGTCCACATTTAAAGTACAACTAAATAAACTACGTATATATACTATATAGGAGATAAAAGTATGAGCGACGAAGTAGAAACTCAAGCAGTTAACGAAGGTACACAAGAAGCACCTGCTTCTACATCACCAGACTTAACAGTAAATGATTTACAAGCGTTAAAAAGTATTATTGATGTTGCAAGCCAGCGTGGCGCATTTAAGCCAAATGAAATGGTTGCAGTAGGCCAAACGTATCAAAAACTAGATACATTCCTAACTGCTGTAGCATCACAACAGCAACAGGCACCTGCTGCCTAAGGAGATAAAATGTTAAAACATGTAGGAAGATTAATTACGAACGGTCGTAAAGTAATTGTAGCATACAGAGTTGTACCTAACGAGCCAGAAAATTGCGTAATAGTTACAACAGAAAATCTAAATGCCGAAGATCACGATGCACTAATGAAAGTAGTAGAATCAGCTTCGGGCCAAGACAGCACTCATTTAGCTGATGCAATGGCAAGAACAACACTACCAGATGGTAGAAATATGCTTGCAAGTTTTCACAGAACAGGTAAAATGGTGAAACTAGAAACTAAGCAAATTGAAATGACTCCTACTACCAAAAGTGTTATTAATCTTGCAGAACTTAATCAAATTATTGCAGAGCAAGAAGGTGTTACAGTAGCAGAGTTGGCGCCGAAACCTGCTACAGGTGAAACTGCTAACGTAGTAGCAGAGGTTTCTGATGATACTGTTTTATCTAATGAAGACTTGGCTGCTCAATATCGTTCGCAAGCAGATGCACTATTCAAAGAAGCAAAGGCTCTTAGAGAACAAGCAGAAGAATTAGTGCCTACTAAGAAAAAAGCATCCAAAGCGAAGTCTCCAGAAAGTGCCTGATAAGCTCCCGCAAGAAATTATCAACCATTGGCCAGAAGTTTTCGAAGATATAGAAATAAAAGCTGTGCCTATTGAATATCTAAATTCTGCGGTTGTATATTTCGATAACGGTGATGTATGGGAAATTGATATTAAAGGTCCCGAATTTGATGATGCCGAAGAATCATTGAATGCTTTTTTTGAAGAATATGATGATGCAATTGTAAAAGTTGACTTCAAAATTGACTCGGAAAGAGTTGTTAAAGATGTAAAATCGCAAGTGCGATCATTTATAAAAAAAAGAAAATAATATCACCTGAATTAGATAAATATATTTAACAACAGAGTTCAGGAGTAATAGAATGGCATTACGTTTAAGACGTGGAACTGATGCAGAACGTCAGCTAATAACGCCGTTAGAAGGCGAATTAATTTATGCTACAGATACAAAATCACTTTATGTGGGTGACGGATCCACGTTAGGTGGCATACTTATTGCAGCATCTGGAGAAGTTTCTAACACAGTAGCAGGATTACTTGATACTGACATAGCAGGTTTGCAAGACGGCGATGTCCTTGTTTACAACTCATTAACTAACGAATGGAACAATAGACAGTCTGCGTTAGAACTAGATGACCTAACAGATCTTAGTGTCTCAAACTCAGAAAACTTTGATATCATTTCTTATGACGGTTTAAATTGGAAAAACATACGTATTGATTCACTTGCAAATAAAATCAATTCATTAACTACAATCGACGATATAACAGGCGTAGTTTTAGATAATCCAAAAAACTTTGATATTATGTACTATGACGGTACAGCATGGGCAAATACTCCTGCAACATCCCTTACAGATCGTATTTTATCGCAAGAACAAACACATACACTAACTATTGCAGGCAATGACAGCACAATTATTGTCGATCCTGTTACAAATACACATAGAGGTGATTTTTACGGTAGCCTTTATGATGGCTTAGGAAACTTAATGATTGATGAGTTTACTAAAGCAGCAATGGTAGACGTTAGAGATCCTACAGATACATATACAGTACTAGATAACTTTACTGGTGATTTGAGGCGCGGCGAAAACGGCCAAGTCATAATTCAAGGCGGTGCTACTCCTACATTTATTGGTAGTGTAGATGGTCCCATACGCGGAACAGTCGTTGGTCCAGATCTGAATGTCATACTAAATCATGATACTGCAACACTTTACGGTGATGTTGTTGGCTCTGTATTTGCAGATGATAGTGATATGATTATCGACGGAACTGCTGGCACAATCAAAGCACCTACATACCAATCTTCAACAAACATTGTAACATTTGGTAACAATGAAAATGCAAGTCAAAGCGTCATCAAAATTGACGCAGTCAACGAAAGAAGTCAATTAGACTTTATTAGAACAAGCGAAGCAGATCTAAGTGGTAATACAGCTTTAACATATGGAATGATTAGATTTACACGTGATGATGTAAATGGTCAATTAATTACAGGTATTATCCAAGCAAGAGAAAATGCAATACTTGTTGCATCAACTTCAACTGCCGATTTTGCGAATGGTGCAAACTACTACTCATGGAAAGATCAACAATTTGGTATAGGCACAATTAATCCTACAGCAACACTAGACGTTCAAGGTGCAATTAAACCTGGCGTTTATGCAGATGCAGCAACACGTGATGCTGCAATAACATCGCCTGTAGAAGGAATGCTTGCGTTTTTACAAGATACTCAAAAATTTGTAGGCTATGTAAGTGACACAGGTTTAGCCGGCGGCGGCGTCTCAAACTCCACAGCAGGATGGATAGACTTATATTAATACATAAGATAAAAAAACGCCCAACGGGCGTTTTTTTATGACTAAATTTTTTTTGCCTACTTCTTTGCAGCGTCTTCTGCTTCAATTGTAGCTTTTAATTCTGCTATCATTTCCTCGGCCATCTCAACAGTACGCATTGCTATCCTATGCGGCGTATTTGGAAATAAAAACGGAAAAAAGGCATGAATATAACCTGTAATAGGATTAAGTAATCCCCAAGAGGAAATTTTAATCGCATACCACATATGCTTAAAATAGCCACTACGGACTTCTCTAAGATGTTCAGTGTTCACTAACCATCCATACTTGCCTAAATCTCCAAACTTCATTTTACGCCTCGTGATGACTAAATGTTTGCTCTACTAAACTTGCTAGTTTTTTTGCACAATACATAGATGAATCGTTTAATAAAAACGGAAAAATTCCGTGAATTGTGCTTGTAACAAATACTGCGGCAGACCATATGATCATATTAAGCCCTATTTTTAAATGTCCGAAATAATTGCCGCCTGCTCCTTCTTTATGAAGATGTGCTGTAAGTGTTGTCATTGTAATCTCCTTTTTATACTTTATATTTATTCATTTAGTTATGATACATAACTAAATTGTGATGTCGATAAAGTTAAACCAATTAGTACTGCCATGTTTAATATTAGTATGCGGTAATAAATGTAGTAAATATTCTGTCTTAAATGCACTCCAAAATATTCCATTTTCGTCGTTTGTATATGATTCATCGGTATTATCAAATGACAATTTACAATACTTTTCATTGAATTTTTTTAAAAATTGATTGTTACTAGGATCTATATAAGTAAAAGCTATTCTATTAGTATATTGTGTAATTTGCTCTAAGCAATATAGTGTTTCTTTTAGAGTTAGATGTGTAAACACACTATTTGCAAATACGATATCATAAAATTGTAATTTAGGAAATGGTTCTTTTATATTTCCTGTAGGATTATAGTAAGAATGGTATTTATTCCAATGAATACTTTTGACCAGAGGAAAATCCTTGTGCAAAACACTAAGAGCTTGTTTACTTATATCTAAACAAGTATAGTTTTCCTGACTTATTTTACCCTCGCTAGAAGCGATAAGATTACCTCTGTTACCTCCGAAGTCTAATATTGTTTTGCCATTGTAGTCATCTACAAATTGATCAAAAATTGAAAATGTATTAGTTTTTCTAAATATCATGGAAATATATCAGCAACAATATGTATACGATCCTCTTTGCTGCCGTTGAGTGCTGTATGAGCGTGTGTAGTGCGTGTAAGACACCATTTATCTTGTTCTAAGTGTCTTACTTCGTCTTCTATTACCATTAAGCAGCCTTCCTGCGTTTTGATAGGATAGTGTAGTCTAGGTACAGGATCTTGATGCCATGCTAAACAAGTATTAGGAGCCGATTTCATAAGACGTATCCTCCCTATTTTATACCTAGACTTAACAGCATTAAATAATTCTTCAAATTGTGTATCTACAAATATATCGCACAAATGCCAATTTCCGTCCTTTAAAGATTTAATTACTTCATTTTGTCCTATCTTATCTCCAAACTTGTACTCTTTTAATAATCTGCCAACTCCAAATGTAGTATCATAAGTTAAATTTTGCGGAGCATTCATACAAATTTGATTTCCAGTCCATTCAACATCTAGCTGTTGTAGCTGGGTATACAAATTTAAAAAGGATGGTAGGTCGACGTTTTCATAATATGACATTGCGTTTCCTTACAAAGGCTTAGGAAACCAACTAGGTTTCCGGCTTTGGATATACAAGATTATTAGTATAAATTCTCTATACAAAGGTATCATACATGCAACTAAACGCTCAAGTAAGGTAACTCTACTCCAAACACTACCAACAAAGGTATTACATTTTACTTCTTTTTCAATTGTATATATTGCAAAAAAAGTTACAGGAAAATAGTATATGTAAAATAATTGTTCAAACATTAAAAACCTCACTTTCATTTTCACTAAGAATTTGCAACACATCTTCATATGGTTTGTCTAAAATTGTGATATGTAAGAAAATCCTGTCTTCTTTATCAGTTTGTATACTATGCATGTTGCTAAGATCTAATACAGCACAGTCATAGTATACATCAACTGCTTCGTCCCAGGTGATAGGAGCATCTAAGTTAAGCACTATTTGTATACCAGTAGCACCCGATTCAGTTCTAGGTTTTAAATAACTATCTGCAGCCTGAATAAAAAAGCTAGGATAAATTTCACAGCCAATAATTTTTTTAACATTTTGTACAATAGCATTAGCAGTTTTACATTCTGTAATATCCTCTACTGCCTTGAGAACTTCTAATTCAGGAACATCTACTAAATTTTTTACTTGTAAAAATTCTTCTTTCAAACTGTCTTTAATGCTTTGCTCTATTGATAGATTTTTCATGTATTTGATATTAGGTTGGGTAGGTTCTACACCTAAAAAGTTTTCAACTTTAGAATAATAACTTTTTTCTAAATACTGCCTAGCTTTTCTCCTAACCTTACTATTTGCAAAAAGTTCTGTGAATGTCATTACTCTAAGCTCATCAAAAGTAAAACCTAAACATTGATAAAACATCAAAAAGAAAGTAGACACTCTGATGTCCTCTAAAATTGTGCTTTGCAAATGCTTTACATATTCCACTGTTTCATCTGCGGACCAATGCTCGTTTGTCCACTTGTTTGCAGTGTCTGCAGATTTATCAATTGTGTATCCATATAGTTCTGGATTTTTAGAAAGGAGAGATGCAGTTCCTAGTTCTAGAGGACTAAACGAAAATGCATCAAATAAATGTTTGTTCTCTACAAGTTCGGCAGTCCATTTATCCATAGTTTCTCTACTATCATGCGGAAGTCCTGCAATAAAACTGCCGTATACACTTAATGATCCGTTAAATTTTTCTTTTGCATTTTTGATTGTTTCAAATATAACTTCTTTAGGACATCCTTTTCCAATTGCTTTTGCTGACTCATAATTTAAACTTTCTACACCTAAAAACCAAGCACGTACATTTATTTTCTTAAGTAGTTCTAGTTGTTCAGGGTATCTTGCTATTAAGTCAATTCTAATAAAAGCTGCAAATTGTAACTGTTCTGGCAAATCTATTTCATCTATAGCATCTGCTATTGCTTGTAATTTTATTGTTTGCTCGTTGAATGTATCATCTATAATTACATACTTAGTAGTGCCATATAATTCATAGTTTTGTTTTAGTTCATCTTTTATCCGTTCTTTTTCTCTTAAAAAGGACAAGTCTCCTTTCTTCTTACCAATCAATGGATATGCACAAAACTTACATCTAAAAATACATCCTCGACCAAACTCTATACCCATGCCATCTTCTGGATTCCAAAAATCTTCTGGCACATAATTTATGTGCGCATTCCTAAAGTCAAAAAGCTCTCCTCTTTGATCGTAATCAATTACTTTTGGCTTCAATCCGTAAGCAGGATTATAATTAAGTATAGTACCATTTTTTATATGATCTGTTATGTGTAAAGCTGCATGTTCGCCCATTCCTACTACATAATAGTCTATACAATCACTAACTAATGGCACACGATGTGCATCCATCATACCACCATAGACAGTTTTTATTCCTTTAGAACGTATGTAATCTGTCATTGATTTTACATCAATGTCATTAGTAGGCCAATGCCATAACATATTCTGTTTTGCTGTATCTCTTGTATGACGTTTTCTATAAACATCTTTTTGTGATCTCATAAACAGTGTAGAACTAAATCCTACCCACAAAGTATTGTCACCTATCAGTTTATCTAGGATTTGATTAATATTACCTTTTTGTATAAAGTGAGAAAAGTTACTTAATACAAATACACTATACCCTTCGTTACGCAGTGCAGAAGCAATTTTGTACCCACCTAATGCTCTTGCAACATTAAAAACAGGATCACTTCCTTCTGTCATTATAATAATATCATATGTATTTTTTATTTTCATATTAACCTTTTTTTGGATTAGCAAAATCTACTATAGCGTTACTTCTACCAGTATAAAACAAATATCCATCCTTTTCAATCACAGTATCATTAGTATTAAACCATCCGTCGTATACACATATATCTCCGCATACCCACAAACACGAATCAATGATACGCCAATTACAATTAAAAATACTGCCAAGAATTGTCGAATTGTTAGGCGTGATTTCTTTCATACTATTTACATCTTCAATACTATTAAAAACCTCCATAATAGCATTGACTCCTATTTCGGTCATTCCCCAAATTGTAATTACTTTTGCTCCTCTGTGTACAAATGCCTCTATAATATCATAAGTGACAGGTTCAGATCCTATCAAAAAAGTCTTACCCGTTAGATCGAGATCTCTAAAACCCTTTGTTAACATCACAGCTTTTGCTTGTTTAGGTGTCAGATGCGTGTGTGTGTATTTATTGGCAACTCTAACATACTCGTAAGGATTAAACTTATCTAGATCAACATCTGCTCCTACAAGTAATGCAGGGATAGTTTGCGCAAATAAGCCGCCTGCTCTTACAGGGTTCAAACATGTATAAACACTACTTGTAACATTTATACCTTGAATATCTATTGCAAATTTTGCATCTGCATTGATTTTACTTGGAGGTTGGTAAATTTCTTTAGGTTCTCCCGAAGAGCCAGACGTAAGTATTGTTACTCCTGTGTGTATTATATCGCGGAAGTATTGTTCGTCAAAATTATCATACCAAGTGTTTAAAGACATAATTTACTCAAAATAATTAAACTCAAATTCTTTGTCTACATATCGTAAAACATGGTGCCCCATAAATCTTTCTGTAATAGTTTTAAACATTTCATCTTCTTGATCTTTTACATATCTTTTTAAGACGTCAGTTTCTTGCAGATTTTTTGAAGCACGTTTTTTTGTCCACTGCCAAAAATCATTGTCGTATATAGAACCACCGTGGTAAATTAGATTAATTAAATCTTCAACTGCACGATAGTTTAGGATGCACAATTTGTTAGCTTCGTCTTGACTAATTTCTCCCCTCATATATTGAGATAAAATTTGTGTATTTTTGACAGCCATATAAAGAGAATTAGCACTCATAGGCTCAAAAAATACAGCTCTGTTACCGTTTTTCAACATACGTCCATTCACTGTCTTTTTACAGTAGTAAGGCTTCAATATAAATGTTCTAAAATTTTCAATATCTTTTTCTGTTGCGTTTGTAATACGTATAAGTTCTGCTTCTGCTTCCTGCCTATTGCAGAAATCTTTATTATATAAGAAACCGTGTGATGTTCTGTGCTTTAAAGGAATTACAAACATCCATCCGTATTTGTGCGCTACATGTCTAGTAAATCCAAAATCACTAGGTTCAGGATCATCGTAAACTAAAGCACTATTAAGTATTAAATTACATTCCTTATAATCTGAGAAATCTTGGGGACGTCCGCGACAATCAATTACATAATCATAATTTTCTGCACTAGACTCTTGCCAGCTTTCCTGTAATAATTTATAATTTGGATATATTCTTTTTAATCTTTCTAGTCCCATTTTTGCAAAGTCTCTAGCATCAAAATGAACAGCATGATAACCTGATTGAAAAGGAAAAATTATGTCTTTTTCTCTCCAGTCAATATAGTGTGTACCATACTTAGTAGTGCTTTTTATTTCGTCTGATTCAGTAGCAAAAATAAAATTAAATGCTTGTCCTATTGCAAATGTCACTTCTGATGTTGTGCTTTCTCCTACTCCTAGTATAGGAATATTAGGATCAAAAATATGGGTAACTTCACATTCAATATTTCTGTTTTTAAAATCTTTAAGGATACAACCAGTAGTAAGAATGCCGGCACTGCCAGCGCCTAAAATTGCAATCTTCATTTTACTTTACTCCTTGCGTCTAAATAAATTTTATTATTTAATTTCCATATATTTTGATTAGTGTAAAACACTTCTTCTTCAGCAACAAAATCTACTATGCCTGATTTTTCTAATATAGAGTATAATTTATTTAATTTTAACATTTTTCCACTTGCATCGTTATCTGTGTTGGTTGTAATATAGATTGGTCCGTCTACACGATCTATAACTAAAGGTAAATGATAATAAAACATCCAGCAATTCATATGATTTTTAGATAATCCTCCTGGAATAGGGTGCAGCTGGCAGCCTCTAAAAAGTGCACGATAACCATCAGCAAATTTGTGCAAGCCACTTATACCAACAATTTTATCATCAACAAATGTAGCATACCAAGATCCACCATTTGCTAAACACCAATCAAACTTCATTGCTTCTAATGTGTTATTATTTTTATATCCTAATTTATCACACTCCTGTATAAACGTAATTAACTCATGGGTTGCATTATATAATTGTTTTGTTTTTATCATGAAAATTTTAACTCAAGGTCTTTATACACAGTTGTAGAACCAAACATAGCGGGTAGCAGTTCTGGTTGATTTGTAATTTCAAATTCACTAAACCTATCTAATACAGCGTTAGTGATAATTTCTAGAAAATGTTTTACAAGAAAATCACCAGTGCAATGATGCGGACCGTATGCTAGAGTAACAGGCAATGGTTCATTATCTCTTTCTAATTTAAATTCAAGTGGATCTTTAAAATATTTTGGGTCTCTATTTGCTCCGTATGTATAAAGGAGTATTCTGCCGCCTTTATCAAATTTGTATCCATGATAATCTAAGGTGCGTGTAATATCTCTTATGCCGCCTTTCATAGGTCCTAAGCGTAAACTTTCACGAGCAAAAGAAGGAACAAGAGATCTATCGTTTTTGACTCTTGCAGCAATTTCTGGATATTTACAAAAGTTCATCAAGATATTTTGATATAAACTTAATGAAAATGTAGGTATTACAACAGTCCATAATGATTGTATAAGCATATAAGCCATCTTTTTAGGGTTGTCATTATATTCCGATTGCTTGTCACTAAGATTTTTTGTCATGTTAATCATTGTGTCTGCATCAGGTCGATCAATATGATAATAGTCAATTGTTTTATCTACTATTTGTGCAAACATGCTGTAAAATTCAGTTGTTTCTGCAACAGGTTTATCGTAATCAAAATCAGGATTAAAATTGCTAAAAACACCGCCAGGTTTCATCCACTGAAAATAAGCATCCTTGACAAACTCCTCATTAACATCTAGTATATGCCAAGGAAATTCTATACTTTGTATCTGTGTATGTGTAACTGTTTTACCAATTATATCGTATGCTTTAAAAGATTTTCCCTTTTGTATACTATCAAGGGCATTATTTAAGTTGTTAGTAAAGATTTTAGTAAAGTCGGTAGATCTGCGCTTGAGCCAGTCTAGACTATGCTTCTTTGCTAAATGATGATGTGGGCCTTCTCGGAGAGTAAGTGCATATCCTGCTCTCCATATTCCGCCTAAGGGTGTTGGATCAAAAGGAGCAGGAGACGTGGTTGCTAAACTAAAATCCTCATTCATTTTAGAAGCTTCTTTAAGTTTATCCATTGAGAATATAATCCAATGTTTATATACTGGGTGCCAATAAAAACCGCGAGGCTCTGTAGCAAACAAGCATTCTGCGTGTTCGTCCATTTTATAAAGAAATTCTGGATTTACTATCTCAAAATCATTTTTTCGCATTTTATCTCTTATGTAAATAATATACGTATTTATTGAGGTTTGAAACGTGTATAGCTGCTTGTGACTATTTTATTCCTATACGCATATATCTATTGTACTTAGATAGTGCAATTTGCCCTTGATAATATACTTTATGCATAGGTGTCATTTTAGAAAAGTCTTCTAAATCTATACAGCAATTTACGTGTTCTGGTAAATCAAAGTAATCATTTGACTGTAATATAACAAATGTTCCTGCAGGTATATTGTTAAACCATACATCAAAGTTGTCAATATGTTCACAACTAGTATTAATAATTGTATTTGGCATTTCTGTAAGTTCTAAACTTGATCCATCTGATCTAAATGTACTGTAAGTCGTAGGATAATCCAATTTTGAAATATCTAGTGTACTAGCCTTAAACTTCCAATTATCCATTGTTTTTGTGCGATTAAATGTTTCTGCGATTGCTGCACAATGCTTGTCTATATCAAAACTTCTAATCTTTTCTATTTCTAATTTACTTTCAAATAGAAATGTTGCCAAACTGCCATACCAACCAGCACATAAAAACACAGTTCCTAATGGTTGGTTAATTTTTTCAAGTTCATTAACCAACCAACGTTTAGATTCCATCTGTCCTTTTGAAAAAAGATCTGTAAGATATAAATCAGGAAATTTGTTTAGTACTTGTCCAAAGTTATCAAAAAACTCACTGTTATGTATTGACATATTAATCCTTAAATTATTTGTGCAACTTTGCTTGTTTTTTTATCGCATTCTTCCCAATCTGCTTCCCAAGCAAGTTGGCAAATATCTTTTTTAACAAAGCAAGTATAGTATTTTTCCATTTTGTTAATACCAACTTTTTCATCATTTAGTATACAAAAGCCATAGTGAAATCCGCAATAAACTATATTAGAAAGTTTATGTTTTTTCATGTAATCTTGCAATTGACTAGAGGAAACCAAATTAGGATAATTATGGAAAAACCTTATTGCTTCGGTAGGTGCTGAAATAGCTTTATATTTGACATTTTTTAAATAGTGTAATATTCTTTTTGAAAAATTAATTGTTTCTGCACGTACCCAGGGATATATTTCATGTATTTCATTATCGAAAGTAGTGACAGGATGTATTACTAACCAAAGAGCATTAGTCTCTAAATTTGTAATTAGATCAGGATCTGTTTTTATCATTAAACTGCTCCTTTAACCAATCAAAGTCATTTATAAGTTGTAAACTGTTACTATTAGAAATGCCAAACTCACGGCCAGCCCTAGCACCGGCAAGAGCATAGGAACCATAAGGTCTGTGTTCTCCAATTGTACACCACGTTTCAAGTCTTTGTTCTGTTTCTTCATTTTTCTGCCTATCAATTATTTTACTACTAAGTTTTGCACACTCTCTAAACGCACTTTTCCAAGTGTTAAAAGGATCTGTATTAAATGCAGTAATATTTGATAATTCTTTTACTGCTTTAAATTTTGAACTAATACTAGTAGTCATGTCAGGCTTGCTAATATCCATATTAATTGTAAGTTTACGTGGCAACAGTTTTACACCGCCATAACCATACACAAGATCATTAATAGGATTTTGACTGCGCCACACATGCACAGTTTCTAAATTGTAATCGTCTACCTCATAATCAAAATTAAAATCATCT